CCTTCTTCCATTTCGTGTATAGCCATACCTCTAGTGACATCATCTACTTTTCTACCACTAGCCATTCTTCCACCACCTGTTTCCTCAGCCATTTTACCTTTCATATCTTCAAGAAAATCTGCACTAGCTTCTAATAAATCTTCTCTCATTTCTGTTTTATATTCTTGTGTTCCCATGTATGGATTACTTAAATATGGATTCATATAGTAAGCACCTTGTAGTGCATTAAATACTTCATCTTTTGCTCTTGATGTTATTCCAGTACCCTCTTCTTGATACTGTGTTGAACTTAAACCATCATTCATAAAATTTATACCACCAGACTCTGCATATTCATCAGATATATAGTTTGGATTTCTATATCTACTTAAATAATCAAAAAATTCTGATCCGCCACTTTTTCTGTCTCCGTATTGACCAAATCCATATATAGGATCATAAAAAGAAGCAGGTTTATTACTATAAGGAAAATAATTAAATTCAGGATCAATTCCCGGTCTATAATCTGATGGCGGAATAAATTGTCCAGTTCCTTGCATTTCACCTGTTATTTGATTTTCTACCATAACTTCTTGTGCAGGTGTTACTGGTTGTACTGGTGGTTGAGTAGTCACTGGTATAAATTGTTCATCTACAGCACCTGTTAAAACTTCTTCAAAAGAAGGTGCTTCACCACCATTTGCTAAACCAACAATACCACCTTCTGCTACACCGCTATAATAAGGACTTCCAAAAGGTATTTGTTCAGGATTCATAGCATAAAGCCTTCTCTTTCTTTCTGCTTGATCTTGTTCAAACTTACGCATATCTTCTTCAAACTGCTCTTGTGCTTCCATAACTCCTCGTTGTCCTTCACCTAAAGCTATTGGTACATAAGATGCTGGTTGTGCTAATGCAGATAAAGTATCTCCACTAAATAAATTTTCACCTATCATTCCTAGTCTATCCATAGGACCTACTGATGATCCACCTGTAGCACCAAGAGGTAATCCACCAACTCCTGCTTGACCTGCTATATTTTCTCCAAGAGTTCGTGCAACTGCATCTTCTGTTACTGTTCCTGTAAAATTTGCCATTGCATCTGCTGCTGCTTGTTGACCTGCTTTGTCCGCTATTGCTTGAGTTACTACTGGATTAATTGCTGCTGCTGAACCTGCGTCTGCTGCTGCTTCTGTTATAGCTTCTTGAATGGCTTGTTCTGATGCTGATTGTGCTCCTGATCCTACTTGACCTAATACATTACCAATACCAAATCCTGTAATACCCGCCATGATTCCTTTTTTAAGATCACCTTCTGCTATTGCTGTAGCTAATCCTGAACCGACAGCACCTGCTACTGCTGGACTCATTATTCCTGAAAATAAAGCTGTACCTGCTGCACCACCTAATAAAGGTGCAAGAAAAGGTAAAAACATTTCAGGCTGTCCTGTTTGCGGATTAATAGTCATTGGCATACTATTAGCTAAACCCTGTACTTCTATAGGGTTCATGTGTACCAACATACTATCACCAAAACGACCTGCGTTTGCTACTTGATTTGCTTGGTTTTTAAGATTTTCCATCTATCTTTCCTCTAAAGTTTCACATCCAAATAAATTAAAACTCAAATGGGCTGCATCTGAATAAACTTTTACTTCATCTGTTTGATTAAGTGTAATGCCTATTACATGAGCTTCTGTTGTATTTGCAACTATTACATTGTCATAAAACAAATATTCTTTATTACTAGTAGTTGCACCTGCCACTGATACATTAATTCTATAATGATGATTGCTATTATTTCTATTACATATAACTATAGAACTTATAGTTGTTTGAGCTTTATCAGGCACAGTATAAAGTGTTGTTTCTGTAGCAGCCGAAGGTGCTGCTTGACCTAATACTTTTAAACTATCAGACACTTTTAGCTCCCATTAATAAAAACTGTTGTCGTTTAATTGATTTACTCACAACAGATTGCTGCATCCTTTTTACAGCACCGATCTCTGAGTTTAAATCTTGTATTGCTTGTTCTATAGTTCTTCTAGTTAACAATTCATTTTCTTGATTGTATTCAGGATTAGGAATTAAAAGGGGTATTGATGTTTTTTCTGCCATTATCTTCTACCATCCTGTTTTAACTCTAACCTTAAATCACCTAATCTCCAACCATAATTATTAGCTGTGCTTTCTATTCTTATAGCTGTTTGTCTAGTTCTAGCTCGTGTATTAGTAAAAGTAGACGTAGGACTTACGGAGACTGTCTGTAAGGTGTTTAAACTTTCAAGAGGATAGTTCCTACCTTTAATAACAAAATCAACTGTATCAGAGCCATCTGATGTATTTCTAAATTGTAAATCAGGTATTATTTTTGAAACAAACATAAACCTTTCACCATCTGGGTCTAAGTCAAAGTCAGAAGATTCTATAAAAGCTGTAAAGTCTGAACCATCTGCACTAAATCCAAACTCATGGTTGTATAAATAATTATTATCTGTTTCATCAAGTTTACCTGCTGCTAGTGGATAATTTAATATGTAAGCTGGATTCCATGCTGTTCTTGTAAATCCGTCTGCATTAGTTCCAATAGCCCATGATTGTTCTGCATAGTTATAAACTACATATCTATCTATTTCAGATGAATTAGCACTTGGATAAAACCATATAATTTCATTATGTTGTGGTATTGGTGCTGCAAATATTTTATAGGCTTGACTTAAATTTATATCACTAAATATGTGATCTAATACTGTGCAAGGTAATCTTTGAGCAGAACCAGCATATTGATAAAAAGCTCCATTATCCATAAAGAATACTGTATTTCCTGAAGTTGCCATAGCATTTGGAGATATCAAAGACATTCCTGTTGCCACTTCATTAAAACTAAATATAAAAGGTGCACCAACAAAACGCATTGAAACTATACCTACATCTGTCCAAATAAGTATTTCTTGTCTTGTTTGTAATGCAGCAATAATACTTGAGCCTGTTGATAGTTTTACACCACCTGCACTATTAGTAGCAGTAGGTGTCCAATCAACTGCACTTTCAGAATCTGAAAAACGAACTAACAAAGGATCAATGGTTGATGATCCTATAGGATTAGAGCCAAAAGCTATAACGTGTCTATCAACATCTGACATCATTATTTGTAATGCTGCTGTTGGCACATTACTAGCACCTGCTCTGCTACTTGCTGCTACTGCTCTTGTTCCTGTGCCTGATGATTCATCCCAATAATATAGCTGTCCATTTCTAGGTAAACATAAACCATCATCTGCAAAATTATCTAATGACCATAATCTTAATTGATTAGTTAACGTTAAAGCTGTAGAAGAACCAAAACCCCCCTCGCCCCAAGGATTAACACCCCAACCTGTTGATGATACATAATCATCTAAACCTGTATTTATTTGATAAGCTCCAACTACAGAACTACCACCATTTCCTGTATCTGATGCATTAGCAGTTACTGTATCACCGCTAGTATCTTTGGCTTCCACTGTATAACTATTAGCATCCACAATGGTTGCTATTTCATATTCTTGATTCAATACAGTAGCAGTAATATTGCCACCTAAACTAACAGCACCACTAAAGGTTACAAAATCACCTTGTACTGCACCATGACTTGTGTCACTTACAGTTAGTGTTGCATCACCATCTTATGCAGAAAAAGTCACATCTCCTGCTGCTGTTGTTGATCTAATAGGTGTTATATCAAAAAAACTATTACCTTCTTGCACATAAAGTTTTTTATGAGTTCCTAACAAAGAATACTTAGTTTGTTCTACATCTTTATAACAATGTATTTTTCTGCAAGTGCCTATAAAAGAGTTATTAGAATTTTTTTCCCAACCACCTATTCTTTCAGGTCTACCTTTTCTAAATCTAACTTTATCTGCATCAAACCAACCACCCTCATTAGAGTAGTTTGTTCCTTCTTTATTTATTCCGGGTTTAAATACAAATTTAGAAAATGGCATTTATACCTCTGTCCAATCTTTACCTTGAAATAAAAGTGCTTCAGCTTCTCTACGTCTTACTAAGCCTTGTAAAACTTTACCACCAGCTTTATTCCATCGTTTAATTTGTGTAGGGACTTCTTCATAAAGTTCTTTATTTAATACTTTTAACATAGTGCTATTGTTAAGATTTGTTGGTCCTAAGTTATATGTCCATGATACTAAAGCATCAAATTGACATTGCTCTAAATCTACAAGAACAGCTTTTTCAACATGCTCACAATACTCATCAAGTTCATTTAATAACATATTATCTGCTTGTTCTTTAGATATAGTCATGCCTTCTTTTACATCTTTAGTATGTCCATAACCAATAGTCCATACACCTACTGCATCTTGATATGATTCTAATTCACAACCTTCAAACTTTTTAATTAAAGAAATACCTTCACTAGATATATTCATATTATTCTCCTTTATCGCTGGAGTTAGATGCTCCAAAATAAAACGAAATAACTGCACTTGCTAATCCCCCTAAGTATCCAAGAACTAAATTTATTAATGCTTCACTATTTTGCTCTGGTGGTTGTAAAGTAACTAAAAATATATAGCCAAGAAAACCACCAACAGTTGCTATGCCCATAATTCTAGCTGTCCAATCTTTGCTAAATTTACCTCTAGCATCTTTTTTATCTTCTGCTTCTAGCTTAAATACATCCACATCTAGTTCTTTCATGCGAATTTCAAAATCTTTTTCTGCTTGTTTTAGTTGTAATAATTGTTCAGGACTTGCATTGTTTATAGCAGTTTGTATAGATTTAGCGTCAGCATTACATCCTAGTGTTTCACAAATAATTTTAGTTGCCATTCCGCCTAATGGACCACCAACAGCAGAACCTAAACTTGGTGCTATTGAACCAACAACATTTTTTAACATACCTTTTAACATAAATATCCTTATGAACTTTGTGTGATTTTTATTACAGAATCACCGCCACCATTTATTTTTACTGTATTAGATACCCCATCTTGTATAAAAATTACTGTGTATCCTTGACTTGAGTTTAAGTCAACCTGTATAGATTGTTCAACCTTTCTTCTAAGGCTTATTATATCACCTTGTACTAGTGTAATAATCTGTGTTTGAGTATCTTGACCTAGATTTGTTCCAGTAATTCTAGTAATTTGTTGTTCTTGTTGAAGATCATCTTCTTTAAGTTTATCTAGTTCATCTATAACTTTTAATAAATCTTCAAAAAAATTTACATCAAGATAATTAATATCTAACTCTGAAAACTCAAGCTCATCCTTTTCTAAATAATCTTTATCAAGTTCTTCAAACTCTAAAAAATCTACATCAAGTACATTGCTAGAAGATGTTGTAGTTTCTTCTAAACTTTCTTGAGCCCTGTCAGGTGGATTAACAATAAGCATATTGTCTATAATGTCTAGTGTTAAATCTAAAATAACAGGATTGCTTG